CCTTCTTTAACAATGGCTTCACTGATGATATCGTTTACTGCCATCTCAACTTCTGGTTGGATAGCCATTTCTCTATATTTGGCTACAATTTCAGCTTCTGTTTTTGATGAACCTTCAAGGTCCAAATAGGTGCCGTATGTACCACCAGCAGAAACAACTAGAGCCCCATCATCTGTTTCTCTAGGAGCAAATGATGGGATATCTAGTTGTTCTTCTTCTCTTTTTATTTCAAAACCGAACAAGCGCATTAATTACTCTTTTCAATAAAATTATAACCTAGGTCACTTAGCGGTATCCCTACTGGTATATTGTACTTATTTTTCTTTTTAACTGGTCTATTTAATTTGCAATAATCTATTAATGTTGTTGCTGGCATTTCAAAAGGAGCAAATTTAACAGCATCGTGAGCTGAATCAAATTTACCCCATGGGGTTACATACCATCCTTTAAAATTGTTATTACCAGAACCTTTTTGTCTTTTTGACATTTTTTCTTTTGTTTGTTGTGTTCTAGGGTTTCTAGGACCTCTCATTTTTTTCTTTGAATCTTCACGATGATTTCTATAAAACCCATCTACTACACGTTCAGGCATCAAATTAGCCCATTGTTCTGAATTTGCTATATCGTGTTTTTCTGAAAAATCTGTAGCAAATTTTATAGCACTATTTTGATCATCAAAAGAATATATTTCTAAAGTTAATTGTTTAGAGTTATGTTCTTTGAGATGTCTAATCCAGTATAACCCGGAACCTATATAAGATTCCGGGTTATCACGAGTAGTTTTACCGAAATATTTCAAATCGCAATGAGCACATTTTTTAATATATAGGTAAATCACTATAAAATCCTAACTATAAATTAGTTTCTTCCTGCGTTACCTGTTGTACCGCCAGTAACGTCCCAGAAATCATACATGAATGTTACACGGAAGTCTTCAATACGGTCTGTAGCATCCCAATCTAGTTCAATAGCTGAGATATCGGCAGGATAGATACCATGGAAAGTATACTGACGTAGAACGTTACCTGTTTTACCATACTGTGTGACAACAGCATCAGACTTATAGAGGTTTGGTGAAGCACCACCAAATGTACGTAAGTTACCTTCAAAGGTATTGATTTGGTTCTGCCACTGCTCTAGTGCGTTACGAACTAGAAAATCTTCGTCGTTAATTACTGTAACTGACCACTCAGGAAATACACGGTCGCCAGCTAGATTAATTTTACGACCAAAATATGGTACAGTGATGTTACCTACTCTTGCTTCAGGGATAGATGAAGCACGAACCATAAATGGAACTTTGAAGTTTGCAGTTGAGTTGGAAGGGTTGTTAAACTGTACGCTGAAGAGCGACTGTCTAGCGCCACCACCAACTAACTGCGCCTTAATTTCGTTAATGTTAAAAGCCATGAATGTCTCCTTACTCTATTATTTATTAGAATTTACCAACAATTGTTGAGAAGTCAACACCAGTTCTTACAGCCACGAAGTTAAGCTGGATGTAGTTAATAGAACGAGCAGGTTTGATATAGATGTCACCAACGAACTGATTTGCATCAATTACTTGTTGTGTGTTGTTTGTTGTGTCGCAAACAACGTAGAAATCAGTAATGCCTCGGCGTCCTTGAACATCTTTCAAGAATGGGGTAACTAGAGATACAAACTGTGCTCTTGTGAAAGCATCGTTGAACTCGAATAATGTATATTGAGCAGCTGCAGCAATCGCCTTTTCTAGGACAATGAAGAGTCTGCGAACGTTAATGCGGTCGAAAGCTGATGGCTTAGTCTGTAATGTGCGGTCACCGAATAGTACTGTACCCTGACCTGGGAATGTTACTACTGGGTTGATGCCGTTTGGATATATTGCATCACGTTCAGCCTTCTTTGGGTTCCAAGCGAGCTTAACTAGGTTCTTAATTTGACCACGGTTAAATCCAGCGGGTGACCACCAAGGATCTTTTGTGTTGTCAGTATATACACAAAGACCAGCAATATCGCCATTTAGTGGGATATAACGATATACGTCGTTGTATTTGTCGTACTGATACTTGTATCCTGAGTCAAGAACGCCATAGGAAGAACTTGTTAGTGTGTTGCGGAAAGTTGTAACAGATGAGTATTCGTTGCCTACGTTGTTCACTACTGTGTAACGTGGAGGTGACACGAATGCAACGCAATCTTGTCTAACTTGAGCAATGTTTTGAATTAGGTAGTTACCGATAATTCCAGTGGTGTTATCGCCTGCAGCCACACCAAAGTCTTTACCACCTAGTAGTAGAGAAATTGGAGCAGTTTCAACAGACTTAAACTGATCATAAGCAGCTGTAATTACACCTAGGTTTGTACCGACGTTAGTTTCTACGAAACCGTCCTGACCACCAGCAAACTGAATAGTTAGTGGAGTGTTGTTAGCTAATGAAGCAATACTTGCAGCGGAGTTTACATATGTACCACCACCACGGAAATTTGTCCACCAAACATACTGAGAATTCTGATTTAATACTGTTTGATAGTATAATGCAGCACCATCAATTGTTTTGGCGTCAGTAGCTCTTGAAAGACCCTGATAAACTTCTAGTACTGTACCGGGAACGTTTGTGATCTTACCGCCAGCATCGTATACTACTGCGTGAACTTCATCAACAGCAGCTACGTTACCATAAGTGGCGGTATATACTGATGTATTGGGCTGCTGAGTTACAGAACTGTAGAACTGCCATAGGCGACCAATGTTACCCTGACCATAAGTGTTGAGTGTGGGGCTATAAGCAGTTGACAGTGTGTATGGGCTAGAGAAGTTTACAGCGAAAAACTCCTGAGCAAAATGTAGGTTAGCAGTACCAGCGCCTGTAGCAGCAACGTTAATAGTAACGGCTGTAGAATTAACCGCAACTACCTGAGCTAGGTTGTTGGCATTTAGGACACCTGTAGAACCTGTTTGGGCAGAAACAAGCATACCTACTGCGATGTTAGCAGTTGAAGTTAGACCTGTAATAACGGCACTTGTCGCAAGGGTGCCTACGTTAGCCACAAATACTGGAGCTGTGCCCTTAGAAGTAATCTGAAGATTTTGGAAACCAATTGAAGAGTTGCCTAGGGTGACCCAATCGCCTACAGTTAGGTTGTTCCAAGCAATATAAGATGCCATGTTAGTTGCGCTAGCAAAGTTTACGTTGGCAATAATAGCGCCTGTAACAGCCGCTGTAGTAGCAGCGTTAGATTCTGTAAAATAGAATGTAGCAACGTTAGAATTAGGAATGAACGTAGTATTACCTACAGTAGGGTTGAATACAACGCTACCTACTGAAGTTAAGTTTGAAGAATAAGCTGCAGCGGTATCAATCATTGAGATTGCAAGGCTGCTTCCTAGTGCACCTGGATATTTGGCGCTGAAAAGGAAAGTTGCGTTTGAGGTAAACCCACCTGGGTTGTTGTTTAGTGCAGCGTAATATAGGTCGGAGTTATTGAAGAAAAATGTTGGCTGAACGTTTGACCCTGAATATACACTAGTGAAAGAAATTGTATTGGCTACTGTGGTAGAAGAAGCAGTAGAAGAAGCATTGATGGCAGTAGAATTAACAATGGCACCAATGGTAGGTGTGCCAGTAAATGCTGTTGATGTAAATGGCTGACCAACATAAAGGTTTGTTGTTGAAGCCAGTGTAATTGTATTTGATCCTGATGTTGTATTAGCAGTGGTGGCAAACCCTGATGCTACAGCAGGTGCAACAGCGTTTGCACTATCAGCAACAGCAGTCCAAGTACCGTTAGCTGATGTATCAGCAGTGTTTGCAGCACGTGATACATAAAGCTGGTTGCCGTAAGCTAGGAAGTTAGCAGCTGTAAAGAATGTTTCGGCATTATAGTTTGTTGGCTTACCATAACGTGATACAAGTGTTTTTTCAGAGTCAACAAGAACGATTTGGCCAATTGGTCCCCAACGGAAAAGACCTCCAATAGCACCAGCAGAAGTAGACACTGCTGGAATGATAGTAGTTAAGTCAATTTCGCTGACGCTAACTCCTGGACTAACTTGAATCGCCATTATTTTCTCCCTTATTCCGAAAAGTAGTTAGAATTTGTTTTTATTGATTATTTATAAAACTTGAAAATCTTAAATTATAGGAACCATTTGTTAAACTTTTCTTCGAAATCATCATCTGCGGAGTCAGGGTTAGTTGGATCGTCTATAAAACCGAACGGCATCATATCTTCATTTATGATTTTATTACTTGAATCTAAAACTTCTAATCTTGCGTCATTATTACTTAGTTCTTTGAAATATTCCTGATTTACCATCCAAGCAAACAATACACAACACATAACAAGGTCGTCATGTTCACCTTCTTCAGCCTGATATTTACCATTAATTTCGATAAATCTACAAAGCTCATAAAGTAAATCATAATCATTTATGAAGAGTTTGTCATGTTCGATCAAACTTTTGAGATTAGCGCATCCAATACGCTTCACTTGTACAGTAGTTCTCACGCCCATAGAAAGCTTAAAACCAATTTCAGTATTAACTTTCTGGCCAGCTCTACCTTTTGTTTTAGTAAAAATAACACCACCATATTCTAAGTCGTGATGAAGTATGTCAGCGATTTGTTGACCAATGTCGTTAGTTTCGACTAACACATAAGCATCGTTATAGTGACGACATAGCTGGTAAATGACGTTCGGGTATACGAGAGCGGGTATCTCGTTGTTTTTGAACCTAGCTACAACCTTGTATGGTATTTCAGTTATATCAAATACGATAAAGGCAGAGTAGTCGATACCTGTACCTCTAGAAGTGTCAACAACAGCCATATAAGCTCTATCACTTCTAGGCTGTTCATATATTTTAGTATCACCAGAAACCATGATTGGCTCGATATACGTAAGCATAGCGAGTTTTTTACCATCAATCAAAGTATTAGAACTACCAAGAAATTCACATTCAAACTCTTGTCTAAATTGTCTTTCGCTTGTGTTTGAAATCGTTTCCTCACGCCAAGCTTTAGTTCTTCCTGGGATTTGAGACCAATGAACATCAACTCTTACGTATCTGTTTTTATTGTTTTCGCTGTCGGTCCAAATTTTATAGAAAAGGTTCATGCCATTAGGGGTAGAGGTTATGATGACTTTCGTTGTTTGACCAGATGAAATTGTAGGATACACTGAAGCGAAAAAGCTTTCCTGAATGTTATTAGGAACGAATGCAAATTCGTCAAGATATATGAGGTTGTAAGTACCACCACGAACAGCTGAAGATGATGTAGCTGATGCGAGAATTTTTGAACCATTTTCTAACTCAATGTCGCCTTCGTTCCAACGTTTGATACCCTGCTGCATCCACTTAGGCAAGTATTCAAACATAGTTTTGATACGTGATAAAATTTCACGAGCCTGAGCATCTTTGTTGGCTAGTATGGCGATTTTGAAATCAGAATTGAACAAAGCTTTTTGAAGCAGAAAAGCTGCCACAGTGGTGGTTTTACCGACCTGACGAGGCATCTTACAAATGGTGAAACGATTTTTTTCAAACGTGTCGACCATTTTTTCTTGGAATTTCCAAAGTTCAAAGTCGACCAAACCTTTATCAACATGAACAATTTTGCAATAATTTTTAATAAAATATTTTTGATCTTGAGAGCATTTTTTATACTCTTTAATTTTGACTGCATCCCATTCAATAGGTACATCAGTTCTTTTAAGGTTTCTGTTTCCTAAATAAGTTTCGCCCATTAATCACCTTTGAGAAGTTTTTGCAACTCCGCTGTACTGCCTACGAATAAGTTGTTGTTAATAGTTTTTTTATCATCTTCAGTAGGAGCTTTAGCAGTAATATCTTTAACTTGTTTACTAAGGTGTAAAAGCTTTTGATTAGCATCAACCAAATTATTGATAAGGCTTCCTACAACTTCATAAGCTCTGGGGTGCTGAGCTTGTTTAGCGAAATCGATCATATCAGTTAAAGCTTCTTGACCTCTCTCTATAATGTCGTAAAGGTTGCGACGAGCAAATTCGTAATCATCGTCAACTTTGTTTACACTATCTTCAAGTACAACTGTGTTGGTGCTGCCAGTTACAGGAGTAATGTTGTATGCTATGCCTAAAGCATCGCTAAGATTTTTATTGTTCGCTCTCATATAATTTACTTTATATTAGAAAAGAAGTCAGTTATATACCCATAATTAGAGTTTGCGCTGATTTGTGAAACAG